TCAATACCTATGGCTACTGCGCCTTTGATATTTGAGTCACCCCAAAATTTTGGATTAGGCATTTTTTTCTCCAACAGCAGTGGCAAACCCTAAGTTCCATGCAGTGCTACACCAACGACACATTCCATCAATTAACTCAATTGGCTTGGTACCTTCTGGTTGATTTTTAGTAGCACTGCATAGTTTACATACATCGTGTACTTCACGCATTACTGCTCACCGTCTTCATACAAGTCATCATCAATTAACTGAATAGTCTTGCATGGGTATGGAATATGGCACACAGCACAAGTAATTGGAACATGCGCACTAAGCTTTTCGGCGTAATGCAACTCACGAATGTGTTTTACCGCTATACGATAGGGGTGTTTCTTAATCATCCTAAACCTACTCTCCGTAATGAAATACAAGGGTATTTCTGTGGTTGCTCAATCCCATCTACAAATTCTTTACACAAGACACAATTACCATTTACTTCAGCATGGCGATCTAAATGACGGCTTTGTATCTCTAAGTAAGTAGGCAGTTGTTCTTTGCGTTTACGTCTTTGCTGTCCATACTGCGCTAGTAGTTCTTCACGTGTTAGTTTGGGCATTACTTAATACCCAGTCCAAGTTCCAGCAAGAATCATAAACAACCCAAGCGCTAAAAAAACAAAACCTAACCTAAACATCTAAAGTGTCCCTTCTAAGTATCTCAATAGTCTCACATGGATACTCTACAATATGGTCGTCTACTTCGCAAACGTTACACACTGTTAACCCAAATAAATTTACTGGCTTGTGCAACTCTTTTACTCTTCCAATAGCTGCCTCTAGCCTTTCACAGCGAGCAGCTTTCATAGCCAAATCGTACATCATGTGGTGAACTTACTTGCCCGACCACTAAACCCTGTTGAAGTACGGCGAGTTAACTCACGGCTAATAAAGTTGCATTGACCATTAACAATGGTGTACAGCATATCTATACCCTTGCGGTAATTATGTGCCACAGAGTATTGGTAATCAGCCTCAATTACTTCTTCCTCAGCCATTACTAGTGCCTTAATAGCGGATACGGTCATCTTAGGTTGAGTGTGTTTAGAGCTGTACCTGGCTTCAATAAGATCTAAATCTTTTTTAGCAGACTGCTCATCCATTTCAGCAACAGTTACTTGAGCCAAAATGAACTCTGAGTAGGCAAGATGTTCTTGCCATAATCGCATAACTCCAAGGTCATCTAGGTCTGTAATATCAAAAGGCATGTCTGGAATGGTGGATGTAAACTCTTGGTTTATTTTAAACCCCTGTCCAGCCATAGAATCTAAAGTACTTTTAGCTTGTGTACCTACGTTCATTTTAATTGTCATTGTAAACCTCGCATTTGTAGCATGAACCTGATGGATCTATATTACACACAGGTTCTACCTGCTTGTCAACTGCTTGCACAATTTTTTTAGCTGCTTCAAATAGTTCAGTAATGCCAAAGTCACTTTTAGGAACTACAAATTCTTTTATCTGCTGATCTACTTTTGACTCGTAAATAAAAATTGCTTCTTTTGGCGTAGGTGCAAATGTGCCCTCGTGCATTAACTCAAGTAACTTCATGTATACCTGAGCTTGCATAACGTGAGTCTGAAAAGGACCCTTAAGCCCAGCCCAAGCTTTTTTAAAGTCTCGACCTGAATCTTCCCAATAAGTACGGTCTTCCCAATTAAAAGTTCCTTCACCAACTGATTTAACTTCTAACAGCAAATCGTCAGCAAATCCTTTAAGCCAGCCGTCAGCATGTCCTGAAATACCGTGCTCTTTGCTGTGTACTGGTACTTCTCGATACGCAAGATTAGTTCCAATACAAGTAGGGCATTCTTTAGGGCTCAATGCCCAGAAGTCTTTATAAGAAGCGTTAGCTGTACGGTAGCAATCAAAGCACCGCCACTTGCCGTACATCTTTCCCATGTCCCAGAACCAAGTCTGCCAACGGTGGTGGATGCGGTGACCCTCTTCAAAAGTAAGTAAAGTTTTCATACTTGCTTTGTATTTTGGAGGGGCTGGTACTGCACCTTGAATGGTATGGTACTCAGCACGATGACACCAATCAGCTTTAATCATTGCTGATGGGTGAATGACGTTGGTTGCCCTAGAAGTATCTCTAGGGGAAGCTAACAACCAACGTTCTACTGATCCAATTACACGGGTATCTTTTTTACCTATGTCAACCAGCTTCTTAAGCGTTCCAGTTGGGCGGATTATTTTTCCAGCCATCTTTAATCCCCTTTGCATGCTTAGGGCAAGTGCCCTCAACTAAACCTGTTTTATCAATAGAGTTTAACTTTACACCACAGAACTTGCAATACCTTGCAAAGCCCCAAGGTTTAATAACAAAACCACCGTCGTGTGGAATGTATTCTTTTGTATAATCTTTAGGCTCGTTAATTGTAACTGTAATTTTAGGTACATCACACTTGTGGGTTTCCCCACGCCACCAGATTTTACAATCAGGGCATTTAAACGGATCGTAATTCATTAGTTTTCAATCACCCATTCCTCAAATGTTTTTCCGTGTTTTACAGCTTTACGTCCCAAAGCGTTTCTTTCTCTGTGAGAAAGCCCGCCCCAAATGCCGTACTGCTCGTTCATACTTTCCGAGTATAACAGACATTCTTTTCTAACAGGACACTCGGGTCGCCCATCTTTACCTAAGCACACTGCCTTAGATTGATCGGCTATAGTTTTATATAATTCTTTATCTCGTGGTGGAAACCATAACTCGGTATTCATTCCAATACACTTGGCGTCTGCTCGCCAGTTTTCTATGTCGAGGGGATCTCGCATTGACACTCCTGCAGCTTCTGTTGCTGTTCCAGAAAATCATTTTCATCTAGCATGACGTAGTCTTTACCATTAAGGTGAAAACCTAGTACAGGCATACGGCCATCTAAAATAGCCTCTTTAGTGATTTTTTCTAAAACATCTGATTTAACGGTCACTTGTTTTTTCCCTGTCCATTTATGCTCGATTAGCAATGTGCTAGATCTAACATCACCTTTACGGTTCCAAAAAGCACCAGAGGCAGCTACTCTGCTGCCTCCTACTGCTTTAGCTAATCTATCTTCATGTTTTTTTGATTGCTTTTGGCCTTCAGATCTCACTAATTAGTTTCCTAACTTCTTTAGAACTAACTGCTACGGCTTCTCGTACATCTTTTTCTAAAGATTCTTTAAGGTCTAATTCTTCTCTAATAGATTTTACCACAGCATCCGATCCTTGCCATTTACGGTCACCATAACTATAATACGCACCAGCACGAGTAATAATTTTATTAAGTATGGCAAGAGCTACGATTTCTTTAGCAAAATCAAAATCTCCTGCAAAACAATGCTCTCCATCGTCAAAGTAAAAGTCAACGTAAGCTACTTGGGACGGCGGAGCAGTTTTATTTTTAAGGCTACGTACCCTAATGGTCTGACCTACTTTATGTTTTTCCTGACCCTTACCTTCTTCAATCCATTCGTCCCGCTTAACTTCTAAACGAGTAAAAAAAGCGTAGTTCTTAGCTTCTCCACCTGGTGTGGTACGAGGGTCACCGTACATAACGCCAATTTTCATACGGTACTGATTAATAATCAAACCTATGAAAGGCCGTTCGTATTCAACTAATGACCGACGTGCGGACGCTCCAATTTTACGAAAAAATTTAGCTGTAAGCAAAGCGCCTTTACCAACCGTGGCTTCATCCATGTTCTTTTCTTCTTCTGTGATAGGAACAAGGGCTGGTAGTGAGTCTAAAACAATGCAATCAACAGCTTTGGTCTCCACCATATCAAGAACTGCTTCGTAAGCTTCTTCCATAATGTTAGTTGCTACTACATATACACGAGACAAATCTACCCCACACATTTCTGCGTACGACGGAACCCAAGATTCAGCAGCTACCCAAACCGTAGTAAAGTCTGGGTCAAGTTTTTGATTAGCAGCGACCGTCTTAAGGGCAAGTGCGGTTTTACCATTGGAAGCTTCACCAATAATCTCATGCCATTGGTTCATAGGAAACCCGCCACCTAAAATAACGTCAAGAGAAAGCGACCCGCTAGTCATTCGTCCCATAATGTCTTGGCGTATGTCAGAACCTAAGACAATCATGTTGTCCCCGTGCTTTTTGTTCAATTTATTAATAGCTTGAACTAAATCCGCGTTAGGTTTCATTACTCAATCCTTCCAATAATTGTGCCTGGATTAAAGTTATTTGACGTATTAAGTTGACGTGCTGGTTGAGCGGGTCCTGACCCACCAGGTTGTGTAATACCTGCGCCTACTCCACTACCTGATTGTTGAATAGGATACCCGCAGTCATAACACCGAGCTTTAGACTCAAGAGTTACTGATCCATAGTTACCGCTACCACACCCAGGACAACGAGAAGATGTCGTAGCGCTCTGAGGTAGTCGCGAAGCTTCTTGTGGAATAGGTTGTTGCGGAACAGGGTTGTAGACAGGCTGTAGGGGAGCCATGGGCGGCAGTGGTACGGGAGCACTAGGAGTCTGACCGTTAAGTCGTTGTGTCCACCAATTAGTACTCACTTTGCTTCACCCCATCGGTCTACTACTGTAATGTCTGCTATTAAAGGTACATCTAACAAATCAATTCCTTCCATAGATTCACGGATAACTGCCACCGTCTCTTCAACCTTGTCGTCTGGGGTCAAAGTTACTAATTCATCGTGGACGGTAAGGATAAGCTTAGCACCTTCTGGAAGAGCTTTATGCGCCCTTACCATAGCTAACTTAATGATGTCAGCAGCTGATCCTTGAATACGTGTGTTAAATGCCTGTCGCTCAGCACCTGATCGAATAAACGGGTCTCGAGATAGAATCTCAGGTAAATAACGCTTACGACCAAGCACAGTAACTACGTGTGGAGGAACATTAGCTTTTGTAGCCCCAAGAATTTTAGAACGATAAGAGTTAACTGCTGAAAACTTTGCCGAAAAATTAGCTAGTAATTCCCGAGCCTCAGTTATAGTACAACCAATAGAACGAGCAATTTTATCTGGGCCTACTCCGTATGCCATAGCAAGAACAAGGACTTTACCAGCCTTGCGGTCTACTCCCATAGTGTCACCAACAGTAGTGTAGATGTCACCTCCGTCAAGGTAGTTTTTTACCATGATCGGATCTTTAGCCATAGACGCAATAACACGTGGCTCAATCTGTGAATAATCCGCAACCACCAGCTTGAACCCTTTGGGGGCGTAGAAGAGGTTGCGAATGGCCTTTCCGTGCGGAGTGTGAGGCGCAGGTACATTTTGAAGATTTGGGTTGCGGCTACTGAAGCGACCTGTTTCTGCACCGTGCTGTACGAAGTCACAATGGATGCGCCCATTAATAAGCAGGCTATCTTTTTGCTCGCGCTTTTCTTTACCGCCCGTAGTCCTGACAACTTCGCCTCCAAGGTAGGGCACTACATATGTAGTACTTAACTTATTAAGATCTGAATACTTTAGTAAAGCAGCTACCAGCTCGTCTTTTTCTCGGTAGTGCTCCAATGCTTCTGCTGAAACTGAATAATCAGCGTAAGTTAATTCTATACCCTGGTCTGCTCTCTTTTGTCCAGCAGTTGTAAGCAGTTTAGGATTAAGACCACGACATCCTTCATCCTTAGGACCGTATAAAACGTATTGCTTTTCTCCATTAGAGTTAATATTAAACGGAGTCTGTGCAATACGAAAAATCTCGGCCCTAGCGGACTCAATATCCAAACGCAACTGAGCATCCAAACTAATCAAAGACTCTACGTCAATAGGTGCACCAGTTAATTTCATAGAACACAGTACTTCAAGCACTTGCATTTCTAGCTTAAAAATAGATGTTAAACCACTAGCTTCAAGCTTCTGGCGCAGTGACTTCCATAATAGAAACGTGTACTTAGCATCAAGGTAAGCGTACTTGGCTACTTCATCAAAAGAATAAACTTCAACTTCTTTTCCAACACCTTTAACCATATCGTAACCAAACTCACGCTTTAAACAAGCGTCAAGACCGCATTTATTTTTATTGCGGTTGTCAAGTACGAATGAAGCCACCATTGTGTCAAAGTAAGGGGCGGATGGGATCTCACCATCGTAGTACTTAGCTATAGATGTAACGTCAAACAACAAGTTGTGGCCCACAGTAAGCACAGCTGAGTTAAACATTAGAGGTTTAATAGCTTTAAACACCTCAGCAGGGTGTAGTTGATCTGGAGCAAGACCAAATAATTTTGTAGATTTTTTCTTGTCGCGAGAATAATGGCTAGTTAGTGGAGTTAACCCAGCTTCTACACGTTTTTCACCCTGCAAGGTTAACGGGAATCGCTCTTCAACAAAATCACCATTAGGATGACCCATAGGGATAACGTCACAACGGCCATGTGTCGCAAAAGAAATCCATAACACTTCGTTAATAGGCGTGAGACCACGGTTATCTCCAACTGTTTCTACGTCAAATGCAAAAGCATCTTGAGTTAAATAGTACTCAACCATTTTGTTTAACTGGTCAATTGTAGTAATTATATTCATTTTAGTCCCCTAAAAGCCCCTAGCTACAGGCAAAGGGGGGAACCTGTAGCTAGGGGCAGTCTATGTGTTAGGCCAATTCCTGTGCGATCTCAAGAAGCTCAGCGTATGAGTTTTCTCGGACCACGGAACGATCGTATGATTCAGTACTTGCTACAAAAGCTTCAGAAGCTTTCTCGTCAAGTTTCCAATCCTCATTTAGATCGCGGGCCTTTACCGCATTCAAATGATACACGGTGGTCTGCTTGACACCACTACGGCTTAATGCCCAATAGTTCTTATCAAGAGGACCTTGAGGGGAGAAATGAGCGGCGTGAAGAGTCTTGTACAGCCGAGGAGTAGCGGTCAAGATCTGACGCTGTGGTCCGCCATCAGCACTTAGGTTAACGATTGTAAAGCCACGCTTGTCTTCTGGCTTGTGGTTAAGCACAGAACATAGTGGGCACTCGCTACCGTTTGTCTTAAGGCAGACGTATGACTTTTTGCCAACCTTGTTGGTCAAGAAGTGCATCTTGTAAGAAGCAAAGGGACCATCTTTATCAATGAACTTGATAATCTGAATCTCTTCACTGTGTTTGAAGTCAACTGGGAAGTCACCAGACGGAGTGTGCAACTTTTCAGCGGCATCCCATCCTGCACCAACAGCAGTTGCGGTGCTCGTTGCCTGTGTAGGTCGAGCGTTTACATCGAAGTCTTCGCCGAAAGTATCGGCTACGGTGAATTCTTCGTTTTCTAGCGGGCGGTTAACGGCCATGTTTATATTTCCTTAGTTTGCAGTAGTTTCATTTTTTTGGTTTGCTAGGAGGTTAGTCCAAGCCACAGAGATATCTTGTGTGACTCTCTGGTGTTTTTGCCAGTCTATCCGAATCTCTTCAAATAGACCAGCTCTGTTAAATATATCAACAGCTGTGTCGATCATATCACGAGTATACAACCAACGACCCTGGCGAGTGTCACCGTTCTTATCTACGACGCTAGGCATCTTATATGTAGATGTTGGAAGGTAACCATGTTCAATCCAATAACGGATCGTAATGATCGGTCTTCCTAGTGCACCTGCTAAGGCACCAATAGTAAAAAATTCTACTTCTTTACCATTGATAATTTTTACGTACCCACGAGCAGACCATGTAGGTATTTCTACCTTAGGTTTTTCTACTGTTGCTTTACGCTTACGTTTACTACCTGGGTAGTACACATCAAGCGATGCAAAAGTCTCGTCGATAAAGTCTTCCATATTAACTCTTTGACATTACTAACGCCCAAGTAATCTTGGACGGGAACATCTTGTCAATATCTTCTTCAGTTATCTTACCATCATAGTATGCTGCCATGATCGCATCCTCGTCAAGTACAGGCACCAACGTAACACATGCTTCGTGAATACCACGCTCTTTAAGAATATCTTCTGCGGCATCAATGTCTAGCGCTTTAGTTACACGGCGCTGCTGCATAACGCGTTTGATGCCCGAAACTTCATCATTAACTTCTACAACAATGTGTCCTCGGTCATCAGCTTCACCAAGTTCTTCGATTCCCTCTTTAAGAATCTTTTTAACTTCTGACTGAATAGAAGTAAGTTCTTCCATTCGGTCCTTTAGTACGGCGTTTTGTCGTACGTAATCTGTGATCTCTTCTAAGTTCATAAGATCAACTCCTCTCAACTGAGAGTTTACTCTAGCACATCTTTCGACGCAACTTGAGCTTTTTTTAAATAATCATAAAAAGCGTCAATAACTACGCTAGTGACAGTAATGCCATCGGCTTTAGCTTGTGCTTGTACAGCAGCCCATAGCTCATCGTCTACGCGGATAGCGCGGGCGGGGTTTGTATTAGCCATACTATAATTATACCTTTTTAGTGCCCTCTGAGGGACTCGAACCCCCAACCTAATCGGTAGAAACGATGCGCTCTATCCATTGAGCTAAGAGGGCTAGTGGAGCAGCAGGGAATCGAACCCTGGTCCTAAGTACTACCCTCGTGGGGTTTTAATACTTAGTCGAAACCATCCTGCCCCGATACTCCTATACTAGTACCAACGGTGGTTGTTCCAAAACGATAAAGCTCCACAAGGAGTTCCATACCGTTTCTTAATGTATTTTAAACCCCAATTAATTTGAGTTTCTGGGCTGGACTGCCAACCTTTTCCCATTTTATTTCCTGGTAGTGCTTGGGGTATTCCGTGAGCACCTGAGGGGTTATGCGCTTGTACACGCCACCCGCTCTCGTTATTCCATAAGGTTTGTAAACAAGAGAATTGAGATCCACACCAATCGTATTTAGCTGCCATAGTTGCATGAGCTAGTCTTTTATTATAAGTGGGTGAAGCGTAAGGTACACGAGTGTACGACCTGGACGCGGCTTGTGTCTTGCACTGTTTCGCATTAGCGTTAGCCTGACCCTGGGCTATAGGTAGCGATACTAGCAAGCTAGTAAGAAGCGCTATAGCGGGGATCAGACGTTTGGTTTTGTCTAACATTAATTACACCCTAGCACATAATTAAGTAAAATTCAAATAGACAATCACACAGATGAATTAATAATAAATGCCCTAAGGGTGCCTAAGTTAAGGTCCACCCCACCTTTATCGTCCATACCCTCACCATCAATAACTGCGCTAGCTACAAGGTTTTTTTGAGCTAAAGACTGATGTTGGCGTGACTCAATAGATCCTGTTACAAGTATGTCTTGAATTACAATTGTTTCCCAGGTGCTTGATGCTCGTTTAATTCGTCCGTTCCTTTGGATTGCAAGCCCCGACGACCAAGGTAAATCATAATTAACCAAAAGATTAGCGGCAGGAAGATCCACGCCATAACCCCCAGCATCACTGCTGATAAGGACACGGATGCTAGGGTCAGTGTTGAAAACAATTTTATTATCCTCCTTGGTTTTAGCGTCTAACTTACCAGTATACGTGACGCAGATATCTTTTCCTAACGACTCTTCAATCATACTAACCATGTCAATATATGTAGCAAAAATAACAACTTTGTTATCTTCTCGTTGTGCTAGGAAATCTTTTACATATTCAGTTAAAGCAGCTAACTTAGGGGCTGCCGTTATATTATCTAACAACCCTTCATCTTGTAGCTCAAAAGCGTATTTAGAGCCTTCTCCGTTTAGAGATTTAAACTTATCCGCGCTTTTAACTAGTAACTGTGGGTGTGAGCACAACATTTTTAAAGCACCCACCTTGGCCATAATTGCTCCTCGCACCTCGTCAGCTTTGCTGCCTTGAGACCCTTGCACACCATAATGAGAAAGTATGTTAAAAGATCCGCCAAACAAAACTGTGGCATTATCTAGCTCAATAATTAAATCGTCTGCAATTTTTTTATACAGCTTTGCTGTTTTACGATCAAAGTACACAAGAATAGGATCTTTGTGTATTGACTCAGGAAGGTATGGAGCTACGTCAGGGTCCTTCTGTGATTTACGCACAGAGGCTTCTTTCATTTTTGTATGTAACGTAGGTAAATTTCGATACCGATCAACGCCGCCCCAAGTATTACGGACAATAAATGCTGAGTCAAAAATGTCAAAGCGTCCTAGCACTTCCTTATCTACAAATTGCATAATTGAATATAACTCTTCTGGCCTACCGTTCTCAATTGGAGTTCCAGTAAGAGCAAATTTAAATGGAGCGTTACTTAAACGCTTAACGTGTTTAGATCGTTTTGATTTAAAAGACTTAATAGCTGTAGCTTCATCAAGAACTACAAACCCGCGTGGAAGATTTTTTACGTATTCCCAATCATTAACCACTTGCTCGTAGTTCATAATGATGTAATCAACTTGAGTGTTTTTCCAGTCCATAGCTTGAGCGTATTGTTCTTTACGTTGCTTAGGAGTGCCGTCAATAACTAACGGAAAGGATGTGTGGTCTGTGAACTTGTCAATAGAGTTAGCCCACTGATATTTAAGGCTAGACAAACAGATAATCAAACCAGGCGCGGTAATACGATCGTCGTCCATCAATTGCTCAATAGCAGCGATTGTAAGTACCGTTTTGCCTAAACCGAGATCGTATGCAACAAGCATTTTTTCACGCTCGCACATACGATCTACGGCTTCGACTTGGTACGGGAATAACGTACCAGTAAACATTAGCTAGGCATTGTTCCTAGTTGAAGGTTTGTATCATTGTAGTAGTTTGACCAACCAAGGTACTTCTTACCCCAGTGAGATACAAACCAATCTACAGCTACTTCACCTACGTAGTTAGTTACAGGTGCATCTGTACCAATGACAACACCCTTTTTATCTGACTGAATAACAACGTGACCGTACTGGCCACCTTCGTAAAAATGTGGAGCCCCAATAGGCGCCTTCTTTGGATCAGTAAAACGGTGCTCTTTTGGAATGTGATTCCAAGCGTCAATAGCAGAGGCATATCGAACAGGTAGTCCCCACGCGTTCTGACAAGTCATGTGGCAATGACCTTGAAAACCACTCTCGTGGTTTACCATATGCTTCTTCATGTTTGCAAAAGCCTGCAAACCTGTTAATCGTGATGTTGCCAATTTATCTCCTAGTTAATTAATTAGAGCTTACGCCCTCTCCCCACAGTAAGTACCGTACGGAGTGCTTAGATGATTCTATACCATGAATTACTTCATCCCGACTCATCCCACCAACGTCTTTCATTTCGGTTTCTGAGTAGTCAAAAAACCAAGCCTCAAAGTTTAAGTTCTTGGTCATCTCTAACAACCGCAAGGAAGAATTCAACCCTGCTTCGTCAGCATCCATAGCAAAAACTATCCTATCACTGTTTTTAGTGATCAAACTTAACTGTGTATCAGACACTATAGAACCAAATGTAGACACGCCACCAATAATACCAACAGAATCAAGGCGCACAACGTCTAATGGGGACTCTACAACAATCATATCTCCACCCTGATACTTATCTAACCCGTACAAAGCTGTGCTTTTCTTGATGCCGTTAGGGTAGTTGCGGAAGTATCTACCAGTAAAACCTTTTTCCTGCCAACCTAGTAAAGCTCCTGACTCTGGATCACGTATAGGTATAATCCAAGTTTGCTTTAAAGCGCTCCACAACAGTTGGTGTTTCTCAGCAGCGGCTACTGTAAGCCCGCGAGCTTTCAGAGCAAAATCTGGCGGAATTACAAAAGCAGCCAAAGATGCCTCAGATATGTAAACAAGTTCCTCTAGCACTTCCTTGGGCTTTACCGCACGTTCAAACGCGTCTAGCAGCTCTCCACCCTTGCTTAGCCACCCTTTAGCTGAGTCTAGATCATACATACCATCGTCTAATCGCAACTCTTTTGTAAAAGCAATTAGGAAAGGTAAGCTACCTTTAAACTGACAAGAAAAACAAATGTGTGCACCAGTCTCAGAGTTGATGTACCACGATGGGTTACGATCTTCTTTACCTGTACGCATCAAATGACCAGGGCAAAATCCTTGAACCTCTTCGCCACGAGAGCCTACGTGCTCAATACCTAGATCATCTAGTACACGTTCCATTTCGTCTACGTTCACATGTCATCACCACTAATCTCACGGAAGTCACCTGTGTTCCAATCCCACAACAAGGATACTTCCATAGGGCTGACGTTACGTCCAGCCATGATCTTAAATAAACGAGTATCATCCACGTTTTCATCTTCGCGCTGTAGGCCGTACAGTACGTCAGCATCTTGAGCAAACGAAGATGTGTAACCAATAGAATCTGTAGTAACGCTACCGTTCTTCATCTTCCAAGTCAAAGCTTGTGTAGAAACTACAACAGGGATTTGGAACTGCTGAGCAACACGCTTCAAACTACGGGTCAAGTTAGTAAGAGCCATAGGAGTATTGCGCTCCCCTGACTGCTCATCTGTCATTAAGTACACACCGTCAATAAAAGCAATGTCTGGCTGTAACGATTGAATCTTATTTGAGATCCCTGTAATGGTTGCAGATGCAATTGAATCTGTAAGCCAAAACTTATGGCGCATGTTTTCCATACTACGAAGTTTAGCTTGGTAACGAGTTTCTTCATCGGGGGTCAACGACCCTGTAATCAAACGGTGATGTGAAAGGCGAGCTCGCATAGCATCGTAACGACTTAACTGCTCCTGGTTGTTCATCTCAAAAGACTGGAACATAGTCACAGCGCCGTGGCGGTGAACGTTATGTGCCCACTGCAACGCAAGAGTTGACTTACCTGTCTTAGGAGGAGCTACAATAACAATCAACTGACCTGCCTGTAAACCGCTGGTAACCTTGTCAATTGTAGGGAACCCTGTTGGTAAACCAAGTAGCTCATCAGGTGAGTTTTTACGGTGAAGGTATTCATCCCAACGAGTCATAGCGTCAACTGTGATATCTATATCACTTGCCTCAGATAATCCATCGTCAGCTAAACGAGCAATTCCTCGTTGGAATACGGTTACAGCACTCTCTGGGTTCTGGCGTAATTCAATTTCCTCAATAGCTGCTCGCATTGAGCTATTGATAATCCCTGAACGCTTGTTCTCAACTACCTTGTCGATAAGAAACTGAAATGAATCAGGTACTAACTCAAACTTGTAAGTAGGAAAGTTTTCCAGTACAACAGTTTCACTAGGGCACTCGGTGTACTTCTGGAAATGATCTCGTACAAAATTAAATACGCGACGGTCATCTTCATTGCTAAACCACTTGTCAGTAACACCGCGGCTAAATATTGGGGATAAATCTCGTTCTTGTAATGCTTTGCTTAGTAGTCGATTTTCGTAATTCATATTATGCTCCTAAAAATCCAATCCCCATTTACCATACATGAGTTGATGCTCTGGGTCAATTACTCCTACAACCTCTGGCCTGTATGGAAGATCAGCCACTAGTTTTTTTGGAGAAGAGTAATGAGTATAGTACCTGAATGGGTTGGTACCAGCACGTTCGATGTCATTATAAACTCGCTCTAACTCATCACCATTAAAATCAAATGAAATTAACTCAAGCGTAACGCCAGCTCTAGTCGTATAGACGTAAAACTTGTTTAGAAGAAACTTATCGTACCCAACATTCATTGTTTTAACAGGTATGACTTTAAATTTTTTGGAAATGCTCGTGCTCTTTATAAGCAAAACATCTGCATTAACAAGAACTCTCTTTGGAGTCTCGTTACTTATATCCCCTTTGTACATGGTTTAACAGACCTCTATTTTTCCAAATTTAATAATGAATTCCCTAAAAGCTTCAGGAGATTCCGTGGCTTTTTCAGCGTCAGTATCGGTTACTCTACTAGAAATTTCTAGCGGGTACGTACCTTTGTTTTGTTTGACTCTGGCTACTACAAACCTAGTGTGTTTACACGTAGCTCGACCCGCAAACCCTGGACAAGTGCAAGCAAATTCTTTTTTATTGTTGACACTCACTTCGTATATTCCACCAGGGTTTAAGTTCTCACTAATAAAGAATTGGACTGTCCTAGTTGCGTCCATAGTTTCCTCCATCATTGGTTACGTAGATCCCCTTGTATAGATTCTAGTTCAATTGTGACAAAAGCTTCGTGTATAAACGAACCAGTTGCGTCTCCGTAAGTAGAAACCCAGGCTTTTACAGGAAGATTTGTAGTAACTATGGTCGGTAATCCATTGTTAAACCGCGTACGTAAAATGTGATGAAGCATATTTCGTTGCCAACCACTTCCAGAGGTATGCTCTTTACCTACGTCATCAATAACAAGTACGCGAATATTGTAAGCATCATCATCGCATTTACCATGCATACCTAAAAACAATCGTTCTTGTTCAGCTGTGTGTTCTCCCATAAGGTCTCCTTGAAGCGCAATCACATCGTTAAACGTGGTGAAATAACATGGAGTAACAAGGGACCTACCTTCAACCACATCAAACGCATCTAAAGATAACTCACGTATCATTTCTTGTATCATCGCAGCAGCCAGTGTGCTTTTACCGTGACCAGGACTACCTACAAATAACAATCCTTTACCGCAAGTAGACTTTCCGTCAGCGCGAATTACCGCTCCATCCTTGACTTTAGCAACCCAACTACGGATCAACTTTAAATCAGATGCGGTAATAGCCTTACAGTCACTAAGCTCCCAACCAAGTCGTGCTCTAGGAATGTTAGCTATCTTTGTCCATGTCCTACGGCGCAAAGGGAGCTCGTCAACTTTAATCATCATCGGCTCCACAGACACAGTTGCCACAACCGCAACCGTTATCGTTTTTGTCTACCCATTTTTCAATACGCTCTAGTGTTTCTTTAGTAAGGCCAGCCTCGCGTACCATACGCTCCTGCTGCTCTTCCCACTCGCGCTTCATGTTACTCATACAACCACTCCTGTGACTTCTTAGCTTGTGAGGCGGCATCCTCAACTTGTTCCTCAGAACGTACCATAGATTTTGCCTGCAACGCAAGTTCTCCAAAACGTTTAATAAATAACCAACATAAGTGCTCGGCACTATCGTACTTTTGAAAATCAATGGAACTAAAAAACAAATCAAGCATAATATATTCAACCTCACCGTCGGTCGCATACTTACGGCGTACCGTACCTAAAGCGGGAATAAATCGACTCGCCTTAACTTGCCACGGCGGGATATTCCAATGACCCTGGATTCGGTCAGCAAATTCATAACCAATGTCACTGCAAGTCCATCCAGACACAGCAATCCTATGCCTATCGATCAGTCGCTTACTGCTATTTTGTTTTTTATCTTCGTTGTAACGCTCTTTTTTGCCGCGATCTGCCTTAGCCCGTTCTTCTAAAGCCTCACTGGTAATATGAGTTTCAAAGATTCCTCCCCAAGACATATCATCCACCTCCACATTCATTGTTTTATATTCTACGTGGGGTTCCCCCACGTATTCCTTACTAACTTTAGCTATATTAGAACTAGTATTAGTTAGCTCATTCAACTGTATCAGTTCCCCAGAAACCCGCCAGCTTTTCTCATGCTGGCAGTTTTGTGGAACCCAGTAACCCGCCATCTTTAAGTAGTCCTCAGCCTTCTCATTTAGAGAGCATTGTGTCATAATTCGGTTGCCAACCTTCCAGACCTTTCGGTCTAAGAGCCCTTGATCAGCCAGTTCGGTCAAAGCCGCCCTAATAGCCTCTTTACCCTCCTTAAACGCCTTTGTAAGGTCCGTTACGGTAGGATTGGTACCTGTGTATACACAGTGTACTAAAAGGCCTGTAGCTCGTGCTGAGAGGCTCACTTCTTCAAGACCTTCTTAAGCTCTTTGGCGATGGCTTCTGCAAAGATCTGAGCCATAATACGTATACCCTCATAAAGTGGGTCTTCGTATTCCTCTTCGGTATCTTCCGCAGGCTCAAGGTCTACTTCTACATACGACTCTTCAATAGAAAGTTGTTCTTGTTTAGGGATTTCTGGAGCAACTACTTCTTGAATATCTGTACTAGCTTTTATTTCAATCAAGCCATTAGTAAAATCCTTGCAAACAATACCTTTGCTAGATAGCTGAGATAGGTAGTTAAGGCAAATAGTATCTTCGTCGTTCCATAAGAAAAATGCCTCAACATCAGCGCCAGAAAGTATTTCAGTAACGGGCGTATCTGTTACTACCACGTTTAAATCAAGTGGTAATCCAGCCATGCTATCGGACTCAGTACGGTAAATATTTATAGTTTGAACATCGCGCTCACGAGCAAATTGAGCGGACCACACTTGGCCATCAGACGGTTTACCGTTAATAATAAAAGCTAACTCTAAATCTTTGTTAGCGTAAATATAGTCATCAAGTAGTGCTTCAGCATTTGCCCTAGTAGTTTCCCCACTACCAAGAATAATTATTTTTTTCATAGTGTCTCCTAACACGTTAGGAGACTTATACTACACGTAAACTTCTCAAGCGCAAATCACTATAATTTTTATACAGTATCCCCATAGCTTAATTTATACGCGCCGAGGCTACCGTCTGAAGTATAAGCCATTACTGAAGGGTTGGTTTTATATAGATCCCAGCCATTGCTATCTAAATATGCGCCTGTCCAAGGGTATTTAGAGCCTAAGCCACTTGAGTTAATGTAGTAATTAACGCTCAAAAACCTTAACGTATTTAAACTAGTATACTGACTAACATAAGTATCTGGAAGTAATATTGTAAAAATTTTTGGAGACTGAACAGTTACAATAGTTGCTTGCCCTAAAGAAAGAGCATCCGCAGATCCCCGTGCTTGAGACTCAAATAAACCATTTACTAATACCGTAGATCCAGCAACAAAGTTATGTGCATCTTGAGTGGTGATCTTTATATAACTAGTCTCTAATGTAGTACTATTAACAAAAGGCAACTGATAATCAGGACCAATACTGACAACTACAGCAGCTTGATTTTTAAAGCTAACTTTTCTAAACATAGTACATACCGTCCGTTGCGATCTTATCTAGCAAGCCCTTTGCTTTAGCAAAGTTATTATATAAACAGCTTCTAGTAGTTCGTGCGGTTCCTTCCCAAATAGTATCTCTGTTAGTTCCCTTAGTGTATCCATCAAAGTCACCATCAAAATAAGTACCTACGCTGTAGGAGTTCTCAAATAAGAATCGTTCAGCAGATATAGTTTTAGAGGCTATTACGCTACCTGTACTTGTAAAGATTGGTATAGCATAAGCGGCTCCTGCGGGAGCAACTCCTGTAACAGATGGTCTTACGTATCCAGTAGTTACTGTAGCAATAGCAGTTCCAGATGAGGTATCTAGTGCTGATCCGCCACTAGCTGCTGCGTACCATTCAATCTTTGCTTGTATAGTAGCTCCAGTATCTGTGTCTTTAAAGTACCCAGATAGAGCGTAGGGTGACCCAGCTGTGACAGGTATTCGTTTAGTGGAGCCATACCTAGCCGAGATGCTTAGTACACCGCCTCCAGAAGACGTCAACTTATTTTCAATTGAACTGGAACACCCAGAGTACGCCCACCTGGTAGTGTCGGACGGATTACTTCCAGCAGTGGCTGAGATGTAAGGATTACGTAATAAGTTAATCCTATTAGGGCGTACTTTAATTCTAGTTAAATTAGCATCTTCAAAGTTTATT